TCTTATACTGAAGACCCATACTTTCAAGATTGTTTCTACTATGGAGAATATAAGAATACAAATTTATCAGAGGTTTATAAAGAGTTCCCCAACCTAACAGAAGAGCAAAAGCAAAGATTACAAAGTATATCTTCTTCTTGGAATAATTACTATGAGTTGAATTTAAACGGTCAACCTCAAGATGTTCTAGATGGTAAGTTAGGATTGCTTTACTTCAACTATAAAACCTCTAGAGAGAAGGTTTGGAAAAAGAAGAAGAATTCAAAAGGAGGATTAAAAGTTATAGCAAAAGAAAATGATTTTGTTTACAAAGGAACTGGAGATGTTGAATTTGAAAAGTTAGTAAAAGTTGAAGAAGTTTGGTTCGAAGGTATCTTGGTATTAGGTACAAACATTCTATTGAAGTGGGAAGTTTGTAAGAATATGGTTAAAGAAAATTCAAACCTAAACAAAGTTCAGCCAAATTATATTGGTATAGCTCCTAAAATGTATAAAGGATTCATTGATTCAACAGTGAATAGAATGATACCTTTTGCAGATGACATACAAATGTCTTGGTTAAAACTACAACAAGTAAAACAAAGAGTTGTTCCAGATGGTCAATTTATTGACGTTGATGGATTATCGGGAATAAAACTTGGAGGAGGAAATGCCTATACTGTAGAAGACGCTATGAATATGTACTTCCAAACAGGATCTGTTATAGGTAGAAGTTCTACTGTTGGTGGTGAATTTAATAACGCAAAAGTGCCTATTCAAGAAATAAGACACTCTTCTGGTCAAGATAAAATATCTTCTTTATGGAATTCTATACAAATATCTATGGATATGATTGCATCTGTTACAGGTATAAATCAAGCTATAGACGCAAGTAATCCAGACAAGAATAGTTTAGTTGGTATTCAGAAAATGGCCGCATACTCTTCTAATGTCGCAACAAGACATATATTAGCTGGAAGTATGTTTATAACTAGAGAGCTTGCTAAATGCGTTACAATAAGAATTGCAGACGTATTACAATTCTCTGATATGAAGAAAGACCTTATAAATAAAATATCGTCTAACAATGTAATTGCATTAGAAAAGATAAAAGATATATATCTTCACGACTTCGCAATAAACATTGAGTTAACTCCAGATGAAGAAGAAAGAGCTAAACTTGAAGGAGATATTACATTTGAAATACAACAAGGTAATCTTGGTGTTGAAGATAAATACGCTATTCTTGGAATTAAAAATATAGCAGTAGCATCTAAGTATCTTTCAATTAAGAAAGAGAAGAGAATGAAGGAGAAGCAAGAGCAAAAAATGCAAGAGATACAAGCTCAAACTCAAGGAAATATGCAGTCAGCTCAAGCAGCATCTGAAAGTAAAGCGCAGTTAATTCAATTAGAGGGTCAAAGCAAAGCTATGGTTGAACAAGCTAGAGTTAGTGCAGAGATAGAGAAGATGAAGGTTGAGGTTGATATGAAATTGATGTTGATGCAAAAAGAGTTTGAATACCAAATGCAACTTAAGGGAATTGAAGTTGATGGTATGAAGACTAAAGAAGAAATGAAGGAGGATAGAAAAGATGAAAGAACAAAACTTCAGGCAACGCAACAATCAAAGATGATAGAGCAGCGTAAAAAAGATTTACCAGCTATGTCATTTGAATCAAACGAGGATAGCTTAGATGGTTTTTCTTTATCAGAATTTGAGCCACGATAAATAAAAGTTATTATTTCGTAATTTTGCAGGAAAATTTTAATTAAATCAAATACAATATGTTCAAAATGAAATTAGAGGGATCTGACGATAATCGGATTCAGGAAAATGAAGTTGTTGATACAACCGAAGTAATTAATGACCAAATAACAGATTCTGTAACAACTACAAATGAAGATGTTTCTGATGATGTTGTTGAAGAAATTATTGAGGATAAAAATGTTCTTACATTTAATAGTGATGATGATGTTCTAGAATATCTAAAGACAAAAGAAGATTTGATATCTAAGGTAGTTCCAAAAAGCGAAAGCAAAGAATTGCCAGAAGATGTTAAAAAATATCTTGAGTTTAAAGAGGAGACAGGAAGAGGTTACTCTGACTTTCTAGAATACCAAAGAGATTTCTCTCAGCTAGACGAACAAGATGTCGTTAAAAGGTATATGAAGGAAATGAATCCAGAATTCGATAATGAAGATATTCAGGATGAATTTTTAGACGCATACGCATACGATGAGGATCTAGATGACGAGAGAGATATAAGAAAAAAGACTCGTGCTTTTAAAAAAGCTCACGCAGATGCTTTAGAGTACTTTAATAGTCAAAAGGAAAAATACGCAGTACCATTAGGGTCTAATGATATTGATATTCCTTCTGAATATAAAAGTGCAAAAGAATTTGTTGACTCAATTAAAACGCAAGAGGAATTATCTCAGAAACAGAGTGAGATATTTTTAAAGGAGACTGAAAATCTATTTACCAATGAGTTCAAAGGTTTTGAATTTAAAGTTGGTGATGAAGTTATCAATCACAAACCTTCAAATATCCAATCTACTAAAGAGAGTCAATCAAACGTGATGAATTTCTTAGGGAAGTTCTTAGATGAAAATGGATTCATTAAAGATACCGAAGGATATCACAAAGCATTGTACGTAGCTATGAATTACGAATCAATCTTATCTAATGTTTATGAAACAGCTAAAGCTAAAGCAATAGAGGACGAGGTTAAGAATAGTAAGAATATAGATATGGGAATGAGAAAAACTCCAGAAAGTTTACCTTCTGGTGTGAAATTTAAATTAGTATAAAATCTTAAAAAACAAAAAAGATGGCATTAAATGCAAATCCTGGAGTTAAATTAACTCCTACAGCTACAAAAGAAATCTTGAACTCTAACTATTTAGAGGCTTCTGATTTCGACTTTACTACTCAGAATTTACCTGAGTTATACGAGAAAGAATTTGCTCGTTATGGAAACCAATCATTAAAAGGTTTCTTGGAAAAAATGGGTCAAGAAATGGCTATTCAGTCTGACTTGATTAAATGGGCTGAAGAAGGTCGCTTAAGACCAGTTGGTACTGGAATTACTCGTTCTGCTGCTGTATTTACATTGGTAGCACACCCATTCCGTAAAAATGATACTATTGTTTTAAATGATGGATCTTTAGAGGTTAAAGGTATTGTAACTGCTGTTACTGCTGATACTTTCACAGTTGCTGCTGCTACAACTACAGCGTTCACTGGTTTTGCTACAACTGCAATTAAAGCCTTCACTTACTCTAATGAGTATAAAAAAGGAACTAACGGAAGAAGTGAGTCTTTAGAGGCTACTCCAGATATCTTCGAAAACAAACCAATCATCATCAAGGAACTTGACGAAGTTAATGGATCTGATATGGCTCAAGTTGGATGGATTGAAGTTGAAGGAGAAGGTGGTGTAGGTTACTTATGGTACTTGAAATCAAGAGCGCAATCTCGTATGCGTTTTGATGACTACATCGAAATGGGTATGATTGAGGGTATTTCTTTTGAGTCTGGTTCTGCTGCTGCTGGAGCAACTATCGATGGAAGTACAGGTTATACAGGTACTGAAGGTTTCTTCGAAGCTGTAGAACAAGGTAACGTTTTTGCTGGTGTAATTTCTTCTATGACTGATGTTGATGAAATCTTATCTCGTTTGAACAGACAAGGCGCTATTTCTGAGTACATTATGATGAATGATTTTGATCAAGACAGAAACATTGATTACTTATTGGCTGCTCAAAACTCTTACGGTGTAGGTGGAACTTCTTACGGAGCTTTCAACAACAGCGAAGATATGGCTTTAAACTTAGGATTTACTGGATTCAAAGTTGCTGGTTATGAAATCTACAAATCTCAATGGAAATACTTAGATGATCCAACTGCTCGTGGTTTATTCGAAGGTAATCAAGCTATTAACGGTGTTTTATGTCCTTCTGGAACTAAAACTGTTAGAGACGAAGTTTTAGGTGCTAATGCTACTTTACCATTCTTACACGTTAAATACCGTAAGTCAGGTACTGAAGACAGACGTTACAAAGTATGGCAAACTGGTTCAGCTGGTGGAGCAAACAACTCTAGCTTAGATGCAAACCAAATGCATATGTTAACTGAAAGAGCTTTATGTACAATGGGAAGAAATAACTTCGTATTGGTTAAAGGATAATAATTTCGGTTATTAATTATAGGAAGAGAGAGGGGTATTACCTCTCTCTTTTTTATTTCGTATCTTTGCAAAATAATAATTCTAATTTAATTTAATATGGCAACAAAAGCTATCAAAAAAGCTGATGAAACAGCTAAAGACAAAACCTATGTCTTAATGTCAAGAAACCAACC